GTTTTTTCTATTCGACCAGTCACTGCAAATACATTCACCTATACAGCAGGGCAAAGCCAAACCACCAGTGGTAATGCAGTCTATGGAACTACATGGTCAGGTCGTATAGCTGGTGATAAGAAGACAGCCCTAGAACCTACGTTCGTAGGCAGAACAATACAGAATCTAAACCTGTTCAGGAATAGATTGATAATGCTATCTGAAGAGAATGTCATCCTTTCTGCTAGTGATGACCACGGAAGGTTCTGGCCTGAAACTGTTCAGACTATGGTAGATAGTGATCCAGTAGATCTCAGTTGCGGTGGTAGTTCTATCAATATTCTTCTATCTACTGTCGCTTTTGCTAACACTCTTCTCTTGTTCAGTAGGAACGCTCAGTTCAGATTAGATGCAGGGTTAAATGTAGGTTCTGCCTTAACGCCCAAGACAGCCACCATTACACAGATGACTTCCTTTGACATGGATATATCTGTTGATCCGATAGCTGTTGGTCGTAATACATACTTCCCTATAACAAAGGGAAACTTCAGTGGACTAAGAGAGTTCTTCCTGCCTGACTCCAGTGGATCAGTACCTTTGTCAGAAGATGTAACATCCAGTATCCCTAGATATATACCGACAAATCTATGTAACCTTATCTCTGCTGTGGCAGAAGATGCTGTTGCAATGCTTAGTCTTGACCAGCCCAAGAGAATCTATCTTTATAAGTTCTTCTTTGAAGAAGATACAAAGCTTCAATCAGCTTGGTCTTACTGGGAAGTTAGTGGTAGTAAAAAGATAATAGGTGCTGCAATTAAAGGTAGTGATCTCTATGTCATTACTGAATATGACGAAGATGGGAACTCATCTCAATCAGGAACTTACCTAGAGAAAGTATCACTAAGACCTGAACAAGTAGACCCAGGAACAGAGATAGAAATACTGCTAGATAGAAAGATTACTGAGTCAGAAGTTACATCGACAAGTCTTAATAATGCTGGTGCTTTAGGCGTAGAAACTGTCATCACTCTTCCTTACCCTATTAACACTGGGGCAGACATGATTGTAGTAGGAAGATACGAGGCAGGTAATACTCTCCTAAGACATGGACAAGTTATTGAACCACTCTCTCAAACATCCAACACAATCACAGTCCTTGGAGATTTAAAGACAGTAGTAGGAGGCAAGACACCACGCTTCTTTGTCGGAGAAAGATACACTATGACTTATGAGTTCAGCACTCCATATATAAAAGAACAGCCGCAAGGTGGTGGTGTTGCATTAGCAGCAGGGCCGAAACTACAGATGAGAACGTGGACTGTAATCTTTGATGAGTCGTCAGCTTTTGAATTAAAGGTTACTCCTGCTAGTAGAGACACAAACACTTATCCCTATAACGGAGTCATCGTTGGTGAAGCTCCTCCACTTATCGGAGATCCTTCAGTTCTTACAGGATCTTTCCGTGTACCTGTGATGACTAGCAATATAGATACTAAGATAGTAATTAGTAGTACGAGTCCATTACCTTGTCGATTCCAATCCGCAGAGTGGGAAGGGTTCTACCACACAAGAGCGAAAAGGAAATAGCTTATCAACGACTTTCATGTTTAGAAGATATTAAGATAATTGCTGAGACAATGAGAGATGAGGATATAGCTGAGATTAAGGCACAGTCAGGTTTAGATCCTATAGCTAGTTTGTTCTACTGCTTCTTTAAAAGTAGACCTTGTATGACCATGATTAGCAGGCATGGACACCCAATGGGTATGTGGGGTGTTGTACCTGAATCAGAGACATCTGGTCGTATATGGATGTTGGGTTGTCAGTCAATGTTGGATGATACAAGTGATAAGCGTACATTTCTAAGAAGATCTAAAGTAGAACTAGACAAGATTATTCAGGAGTATCCTGTATTATTTAATGTAGTAGATGCTAGAAACAAAGTTCATGTCAGATGGCTTCAATGGATGGGATTTACATTCATTAAAAAGCACTCAGAATATGGGCCAGAGAGTCGTCTGTTCTATGAGTTCGTGAGGATCTAATTATGTGCGGCCCCGTTCCGATAATAATGGGAGTCCTGTCAGCAGGACTTTCAATAATGCAGCAGAACGCTGCGACTAGAGCACAGAACGCACAGATAGAATTTGAGAACCAAGTAGCAGAACAGGAATATCAATATAATGTATTGCAAACAGAAGCAACTAGAACAGGAGAAGAACAACAAAAACAACTACAAGAAGATTTAATCGAACAAAATACTTTCCTTGCTAACACAGCCTATGAGAATGATATAGCACAATTAAATTTACAGTTACAACAAGAACAGGCAGCAGCAGGTCAAGCAAAAAGAGAAGCACAAAAAGATTTCTTAAGAGGTAGAGGTGAAGTTATTGCAGATGGTCGTGTTGGCAATACTGTTAATAATTTAATTGCTGATTGGAGGCGACAACAAGCACAATTTGACTACATAACAAATAGGAACCTAGCCTTTACTGGTCAACAAATACAACAACGGAAGAAAGGAGCAGGTGCAGATAGGGCTAGTCGAATTGCAAGTCAACAACCATACTTAGAACGAACGATATTAGATCCTATGAAACCTATAAAACGAGGAAAAGTAAGTGGGCCAGGTATGTTAGGACTATTAAATGCTGGCTTAAGTGGAGCACAAGCTGGCTTCTCTACTTCTTCTGGTATTGCAGCAGGAAAAGGAGATGTTACCAAATGGAACCCTTGGTCAAAAGCTTAAATTATGTCTTTACAAATTCCTTCACTTCAACCTAAAGCTGCACCTGTCGATACTTATGTAAGAGCAGGTTCACCTAATGCACCTGGAGCAGTCTCACTTGGTCAATTAGCAAAATTACCAGAGCCAGCAGAAATACAAAACACAAAGAACCTTGTCAATTCCTTAAGTTCTTTAAATGCTAATCTGCAAAATGTCGCATCATCATTTTTCCAATACCAAGGAGAGCTAGAGAAGAAAGCAGAAGCAGATGCTGAAAAATATGTTGCTGAAGATTATCTCAAGAAAGAACCGACATTAAAACCTTTAGATAAGGTTAGAGATAAAGCAGAAGATGAAGTCGAAAAAACACAAGACCCATCAGCAAAGGATCGTTATTCTTTAGCTAGAAACTTAGATCCAAGAACAGATTATTATTACCAGAAAGCACTACAAAAGCGTCAAGGATTAGAAGCTATTTATGGCTTAACTCCATACTTAAAAAGTTTAAAAGATGATAATGGAGAATCTATAATATTAAACCCAAACCCACCAGAAGGTGAACCTAATCGTTTTAACGAAGCAGTACAAGAATATATTAGAAATAATATTTCAGACGCTGAAGTGTTAGCTGAATTAACACCACAGCTACAAGCTCAAATTGGTAACAGTAGAGCAGCATTATCTACTATCTTTGCAGATGAACAAGACCGAAGAATTGATGAAACTTTTGATATTAACTTAGCCAATTCAATTAATCAAAACCTGATTACAGGTGATGGTTCTACTTTTAAAAGTCTTTTTGATACACATAAGAATAGTGGATCAAGTAAAAAATCTTACTCAACTAAGAAAACTAATTTCATAGACAACCTTGCAAAACAATTAGCTGCTAGTACAGATGATAGATATGAATTAGAAAAGAGAATTGAATTGTTTACTAGCGAATTATTAAATACAAGGGTTGGGCCTGGTGATAATCCTCCATTACTTATTAACGAATTAGGAGGTGAAGCAAAAGTAAGAGAAGATTTGAAAGCTAGAACATTAGAAATTCAAGCAAATTATGATAGGTATGCAGATCAAGGAGCAGTGAAGAAAGGTGAAGATTATCAGAATCAATTATTTGATGAAGCAATAGCAACATTTACTGACTCTAATCTTGAGACAGAAGAACTAGATCCTTTTGAAGTTAAAACCCCAGGGGGAATAATATCTCAAGAAATTGATCTAACTGGTATGCAGCAATGGGAAAGAGAGCAAAGAAAAGAAATCAATAAACTTTCAAACCATCACGAAAGAGAAGGGAGATTAAATATTTTAAGTAGCAGGATGGAAGTATGGAGGAATAGTAGAGGTGTTGAAATGAAA